CTAATTTTACAGGTGCATTCAAAGACTTACCTTCTTTGACTGCTAATTGTCTGATTTCATTAAATTGTTGTTGGAAAAAATCTTGTTCTGATCGTGATAACGGTCTTCCTTGTACACTCTCAATAAATCTTAAACAGTTTTTTAATCTCGGATCCATTATATTTTAGTCCCCATACAGTTGAATGATTTTAAATTTGCTTCATCTAATTTGTTCATATCAGTTAATTTTTTCTTTTGAGCCGTTATGTCTTCTAGAAAATATTTTTCTGCTTTTGTAAGGTCTTTAGCAGGTGCCACCTCTTTTAAAGTTTGTGTCGCTTCGTCCCACTCATAACCTAATCTTCTTAATTTTGCTTCTGGTATTTGTGCAAACATTGATTGATACAATAATCTGTTTACTTCTGCATTTTCTAAATTGTTAATCTTGTTCAATTCAGATCTAACATTCTGCAATGATTTGTTATTGATATTTTCAAGGTGTGCATCAACATCACCTTTGTTTTTTATTTCTAATGCAAGAGATTCTGATTCTGCTGTTCTCTCATCTCTTGCTTTTGCTTCAATGTCATCTGCACTTTCTTTTGGTTTTTGCGTTTCTGATCTCAATGTGTTTTGCACGTCAGGATCTATATCATCTAAAATTTTATCAACGTCCTGTGGATCTAATTTTTCTTCTTTTATAATTTTGTTGTTTTCATCTTTAACAATTTTTCTAATGCCTTTGACCTGAAATTCATTATCAAAATCAAAAACGAGACCACTGTTTTGTTGATCATCTAATTTCCATTTTGCATCAAAATTTGTTTTGCCACCTTCGTTTGTTATGACATCTTCAAATGTTCTTGTGTCTAATTGTTCTGTTTGAGATAAAGTTTTTTTATTTTTTGTTACAGATCCAAAAGTTATCAATGAATCAACGTTTTTGTTTTCAACTATATCTGTTGATGCTCTCACAATAGTTTCCATATCTCCTGATATTTTAATATTGCCCACTTCATCTATGTCAACTCTTGCATACACAGGATTGTATGGTTGTTCTTTTGTAACTACACCATCGGTGTCAATGTAATGTCTGCCTGGTGCTGAAAAATCAATTGTATTTTTGTTGATCTGTTCTGGTGATTTAAATTTGTTTGTTTCAATAAATTGTTTTATTCTTTGATTTAATTTTTGTGATTGTGGAACGGTACGTGCTAAAACAGTACCAGCATTTTCAGGAGTATTCATTGCTCTTGCAAAATCAAAAGATCTACCAATTGCCGCGGCTCCACCCCCTAATGCACCACCAAGTACTGCCGCAAAGGCCATATTTCTTAAAACACTATATTCACCTTCCATGCCTCGCAGTGAATATGCTTGTTTTCCTATAGGACTTATTGCAAGTTCTATACCTGCGTTAGCGGCACCAATTAAACTAGCAGTTTTCCAAATGCTTTTACCTGCAAAACCCACTGGTATGGGTATCAAGTTAACTGGGTCTATCATTGCTCCACCAAACGAACCTAATGTTTTCATTGAGAAAAATCCACCTTCTGCCATTGCAAATCTTTGTGCTGTGACTTGTGCCTCTTTTGCATTGTACAACATTTCATAAGTGAGATGTGGTTCCCACTCTATACCTTCTACACGCAAATCAAAATTTGGATCGTTGTATTGTTCTTCTGTGATTTCACTTTCACCAGCATTTTCGTATTGTTGTTTTGCTTTGCTTAATGTGTTAACTGTGTTTAGATAACTTAAACTTGTGTCTTTTAGACCTGAGTCAAAACCAATCACAAGGTTATCCCAAGCACCTTTTTCAAAAGGTGTTACAGTTTGTTTTGTGGCTCGTCTTTCGTATGGGCCTTTTAATACTTGTACCATGTATTATGATCCTGTTACTTCGAATTCTAGTTCTTCTGTTACTGAAAGTTCATTGTATGGATTTTCAGGTTGTTCTCTGATTATAGAAAACAAATATTGTAACGGTGTTTGTATACTACCTGTGTTACCTTTGTCTACTAGACCACTTTTGAATAATTCGTGTTTGTCAGGGTCATTCAACAATTTTATTATTTCCACTCTGTTTTGTACAAATTTTGCATTCTCACCATATGGAATATAGTTTCCAATCCATTGCAACATCCATGGTTGCATATCACCTGTAGATACCGCGTGACTTACCATTACCAATATATCTTGTTCTCTTGGATCATTTGTTAGTTCTCTGACTGCAAAATCACCCTGCTTTAGTGCTTCGTAAGTTTCGTTGTATTCCACGTTTTCTGGATCAATGTTCTCCATCATGTCGATCCATTTTTTAAATTCTACGTTGGCTTCGTCCATTTTTTCATTTATACTTTTTACTCTCATTTCAACTTGTGTGATGTTTGCTTCATCTTCAAATGATACTTCTTTCAATTCTTCAAATTTTCCTGACCATGCAGTATGACTGTATTTGATTTCATCTGCTTGATTTTGTAGTTGTGCGTCGATAGGTACATTGCCTTCTACTTTTGAATATGGCTGTATTGTAAATTCAGAATAGATGTCATCACCCGCTTGTGTTATGTGTGACATCATGACAGGTAGTCCACGTTCATCAAAAAATGTCATTTTTCCGTTTGCAAAACTTACAACAAAATCTTCAAAATTTCTTTCCACTTCATCGATCGTATCTAAATCTGCAGATACACCACCATATCCTAATGGGTCATTTTTGACTGCCGCGTATATGCTTTGATATTCTGTCCAAACTGCTCCATTACCTGGTATGTCATTTTTAGATGCCATTATAGTAACACCTTCTGCTATATCACCAATAAAGAAATTGTTTTGTATAAATTCAGATGTCAATTGTTTAGATCTTTCAATGTCACCTCTTGTGGTGTTAATAAATCTAGCCATTAATGTTTTATACATCGCTTTGTATGATTGTGTTTGTGCAGTTGATAGTGTACCTCTTAAGAAACCATACTCCCCATCACTAAATTCTTCCTGTGCTATGGCTTCTAATGAAGTCTCTACATTTGACAGGCCTGTAACGTTAGTCAACTCAGTAGCGTATGACTCAAGATTGACAAGGTTGTTGCTGTATGCCTTGATCGAACCACTCAACAATTCAGCGTCTACATTGTTGAAACGCATTGCCATACCTTCGTTGTTCACTTGGTCTGGTTTGTAAACTGCCAACAATGCCAATAGTGCATCGTCCTCAACTTTCTCGCTGTTTTTTGTTAACTTTTGTAATATTTGATATGTGTTTGTTTTGCCGTACAACGTGTATGCTTCTTGAATGTATTGATTTACTTCTACTCCTGTTCCTGCTTGAGTAAAGTTTCTTGCAAAATCATCTACAAGTTCTTTTGGAATAACATTTACCATGTCCACTTGTATGTTTAATGTGCTGGCCACATCTTCTTTTAATTTGTTGATGCCTGCTTCATTGTAATCATTTGGTGTAAAATTAATAATACCTTCGGATATTAAAACTTGTGATGCGTTTGAACCTTCAGTAATTGCTGTGGTTAAAATTTCTTGTGATTTTAAAAATGCCGCTTGTTGATCTTCTGCCAATGACAGAAGTGCCTCTTTTTGTTCTAAACTGTTGAATAAAATTTTACCATCTACTTCTTGTCCAACTCCTGTTGCTTTAATTTTTTCAATGTTATTTTCATATTCGTTTGCAAGAGCATTTGCTTGGTTGGTACCTCTACCTACAACAAAACCTTGGAATGCTGATGTTCCGATCAATATTGAATTATTCCAATCACGTTCAAATTGATCCAATTCAAATTGTGTTGCACCTGCGGCTTCTAGATTGTTTCTGTATCTTTCTTTGTCGTGTTCAGATTCCCATCTTGTGTAATCTCCGTGATCTATACTGTTTGCATCAGACAAAATAATCTTTTTGATAGTACCACCCGACTTGTTGTCTTCTATAGCATCCGTGTAGTCTTTGACTGTTTTTGTTTTTAGACTTGATGATGCTGTGCCGTACTCTTTGTTTAATTTTAAAATTTTTTGTTTTAGATATTCTGCTTCTTCGGTGGTTAACTCCATACCTTTTGGAAATACTGCACTTAAATCTTTTGTGTCTAGGTCACCTTTCCAACTGCCATTCAAAACTGAATCTAATAATTTTTTTCTTGTTTTTGCATCTGTAGAAGATCTATTCCATTCCGATTCTAATAAAGCATCAAAAATGTTTTTTCTAAATGCATTCACTTCAGAGGCCAATGTTGCAGATGTTACTTGGTGTGTTGGTAATTTTATATCAATTTCATTTTTTGCATCTATTAATAACTCCATTACAACTTCTGCGTCAGCATTAGTCAATATTGCATTTCTAACTGTGTTTGTTTTTTGACTGATTAATATCGATTGGTCGTTTATATTTTTTATTCTGGTTTGATCAACAATATTTGCATTGATCCCGGCACTCACGGCCGCTTTTTGTTTTTCATATGCCATGAACACAGGATTTTGCATTCTTTCTGGTAATGATGCCAACAATTCTTTTTCGTATTCTTTGGACGCATCTGCAAAACCTTGTGCATCTAATTCATACTCTGTTTTCCATTCCGTCATTTTTGTAGAGATTTCAATCTCTTTTGCATTCAAGAATGCCGTGCTTTGACCTTCTTCGTATGCCGCTCCGGAAATTGTCCACGACGGTAACAGTTTATCTGTTAATGTTGTCTTGCCTTGTTTTTGTGCTTCTCTTTCTCTGTCTTGTCCTGCTCTAAAGGCTTTGTCTTTTGCATCTGTGTCTGCAACTTTGTTTGCTAATTTTGAAATGTTATCTACTACTCCAATGGCCGCATCACCACCCACGTAAGGCATTGAGAAAGTAGTTTTTGGTGCAACGTTAACACCAGTAGATGTATCTTGTTTTACATTTACTTTTTTGTTTTTTATTAAATCTGGTCTTGTTGGTATATCAGGCATTAATCATCTGCTCCTTCATTGGGTGTTGGATAATTTTTTGGAGATGGTTCTGTATTCTTTGGTATTGAACCTCTTGTGCCAAGTGTTATAGCCGCGTTGGTAAAACCACCTATTAACGATGCTTTGGCTTCTGACTTGTAAGCGTCTGCACTAAAGTTTTTACTTAAAATTGATTGTGACGTGTTGAAAGAATCAATAAATTGATCTTCCGCAAAGTTTGCCGCTGTCTGTGCCAATATCTGACCTGGTGTTCCTTCCATTCTAATACCAGCCGCTGAATACAATGCTCTCTGTTGTCCAATTTTTGCTCTCATGGCTCTTAATCTTTTAATTTTACGTAGAGCATATGATTCTTTTTCTGTGGTTGCTTGGTATTGTGTAAAGTTTGCTCTTGCCTGCATCTGTTGTGCTTGTAAGAAACCGCTGTAAATTTGTCCACTTGCACCTATAAATGGTGCCGCAATCCTTGCCGCATTGAATAGTGTATTCAATGTTGATGATGTTTTGACAGCAGTCGTTGCCGCTTGGACAGCCGAACTTGCTGATGAAAATAATGCTGAACCACCACCTGTTGCATAAGCGGCCGCTCCTACTAGTGCTATTTTGGCTAATTTATTTTTTGGTGCACACATTTTTAGTTTCGTTTCCTCTCAACTAGATAAATTTCCTCATCTCCTACGTGGTAAGATGCGTATTGTTTAAACTTTAGTGTATTTAACCATTTTACTGAGTCTGCGTGTTTAGACCAAACCTGAACAAGATGTCTTTTTGTAGGATGTTTTTCCATACTTCTGTTGATCAATGCATTGGCTTCTCTGGTGATCCTTACAAAAAAATCTTTGACTAGAGGAGTTGCAATGAACCAATACCATACCTCATCATTGTCCACATATGTTCCAGCGGCCAAGAAAGGCACTCCATGGTATGTTCCTGTGACCCCATCTTCTAGTTCATTGTAAGTTGTTAACACGGCAGTTTTGGTAAAACCCATTAACATAAATTCCATTTCATCTGCTATGCGACATTTGTTAACCACATATTTGAAATGTGAAAAATTTAAATCGTGTCTGAGTGGTTGTTTAACCTGCTTGTAATTTTCCTGAGCCAAATTTTACTTCCGTAATACTACTTAATATTGTACAAGGAAGCGGGTCATCCATTGTGAAAGTAACCTGAGGTGTGGTTGTGTAACCTGAAAGTCTTACTCTCTTCATTCCATTAAATGAAGTTACATTTTGATTCAATAGTGCCGTTCCTAATTCTCTGAAAGGTACAGTTATGTTGTCTACTGTTAATGCTTTTGCATTGTGTAATTGTAGGTCAACTAATACCTTCCTCATTTTTTCACCTAGAGTACTTTGTCCTCCGGCTTGTATTATTAAATTTAAAGTTTTTGCTGTTGCTATGTAACTGTGTCCTATCTGTGTTGATGAACTTGTTCTTGTCAATGTAAAATTACCTGCGTTGGTAACTGTTAAATCTGGATGTCTTAAACCATCTGCAACAACTTGTACTGTTTGTCCTTCGAGACCTTGTGCACCTGTAAAAGCAGAACCGTCTGACTCTGTTGTGTGATATGAATCTACATACACATCATCTTCTGTAAGTTTTTCTAGGAATACTCCACCTTGCAAGGTAGAACCATCGTTGTCGTATCTTCTTGTTAAGACGTACAATGAATCATCTGCTACACCTAATGCTTTGAACTGTCCGTTGGTAGTCCATTTGTTCCATCCAACGACAGAAAACTCAACGTTGATACCTAGGCATCCTATAGTGCCATCACTGTTCAATGCAAAAGCATAGTTGGTGTTGTTGTTTGAATAATTTCTAAGATGGGCCATTTGTGTTGCACCTGACAGTATGTCATGATGAATCAATGAATAGTTTTTTGCAGAATAGGCATCTGTGTTGAAATTGTAAACGAATGCTCTGGTCTGTTTGCCTGATTTGTCATTGAACAATACTTCGTTGTCAACAACTATTGGTTCTGTCACTCCTGATGCAATACCGTATCTCGTTTGTTGCCTTACAAGCACGTTGCTTGGAGTTACAGGTTCTCCTGACATATCAAACTCACCATCTGATGTGAATACAAAAAGTGATTGTTGTGATATTATATGTCTTATGATGTTCAATTCATCTGATGCTATCGTAAAATTAAATGCCGCATCATCTGTGATCTCTCCTGTGACAGTTGTTGAGCCTCCCGACTCTGTTACAACTTTTGTCAATGGATTAAAATTATAAAAGTCTCCCGACTGTGATCCAAATATGGTCTGTGGTTTGTCTCTGCTACCACCAAATATTAATCTGTTCTGGTGGAAAGATACTGACCTAGGAAAGCCACCACCTTGTGTGGCTGGTAAATTTGAAAATGCAGATATCTCCCATTCGTTACCTGTAGCACCTTCTGTGTCTACTAAATCATAAATTACATCTGCTGTCATAACAGTGGCTGATGTCCTTGTTTTTAATTCAACAAGTCCTCCATTAATTGCCACGTACATATTCTTGTGTCCGTTTGGCCAATCTGCATCTACCCAAGCGTATGAGCCTGAACTCAATGTTAAATTGATTCCTGTGCCTGTTGTTGCACTTGGTGTCAGTGTTGTTGCAAAATTAAAATTTGCCAACGGAAGGAAGTCAAAAGTTAAATTACTTGCTGTCCAATCTGTGTTTACCGAACCTCTGATTAGTTGTACAGGTTGTATGTCTGGATGAACAAAAATCATTACATCAAATGATTGTGTAAATCTAACATCTGCTAATTGATCTGTTGTGAAAGGAAAAATATTTCCTCCTGATCCGTTTGTTAAATGTGCAACTCTTGTGTCTTGGTAAAAGATATGCATCTGTGCTTCAACTGAATCAGTCTTTGGTTCTATTACAATAATATATTCTTGTCCGTCGCTGAATCTAAATGGAATTAGTCTGCTTTGTAAATGAAAACCGTTTGTTGTTAATGCTGTAGAACCATCTGGTGTTGTAGATGAATCAGGATCAGCAGAAATATATTGGAAACCTTTTCTCTTTTGCATACCACCTTGTGGTAGCAGTAACATATTTTCGCATTCTTCTAAACCAGTCTTGTAAAGTTGTGAATCCACCCGTCCATCCATGAATGGGCCTAACTGTCCAGTGTTGAAAGAGTTCTGTGTTATTCTTCTTGTTGCCATGCATTAATTTGTCGGATGTCTCAATCTATTAAAATTACCACCTATGTGTGCTTCAACTAATGTGCCGATAGGCATAATGTTTCTCGGTGGATTTTCTTGACCATCTGATATCCTTGCCGCTCTTAATTTTGCTTGGAAATCCTCTGCAAGTCTGTTTGTGATTGTTCCAACTCCTGTGATTGCTTCATTTATTTCTACAGCCAATTTAGCGATAAGTGCCTCGATAAAAAATACAGGAAACTTGTCTTCGTCCATATCTTTTACATATACGATGTTTAATATTTCTGTGTTGGAATAAACTTTGTCTCCCTCTACAGAATAATCTGTGATTGCATATCCTTGGTTATCAAAAAATCCTTTGATTCTAATTATGCTACCTGGTAGACTGTGTGTTTTTGTGTAACTTTTATCTGTTGGTGTTTCTGTTGTTATGTTTAATGCTTGTTTGTTGATTGCAAAATTCCAAAATGTATAATACATCAAACCTTTTTTTACATTCTCGTACATTGTAGAACAAACGTTGGCCTCGTTTGATCCATCTGTGAATGCACTTATGGTTGATGCACCACATTTTACTAGTGCTTGATTTGAAATTGAAACTTTTGATTCAGCCATTTTTTTAAATTCCTTTTATTTTTAGTATTATTTACCGTTAAAAACAAGACAGGCCCAGTTAAGGGCCTGTCCATAACAAAAACAAATACAATCCATTTTGTTCCTGTTAGTTTTTTGTCAATTACAGAATTATTCTGTAACTTGTATTTCTACTACTCCGTCAGCATCAATCATTGCTGATCCCATTGACATCTCACCTAAAATAAGTGTAGATGCTTTTTGAGGCACGTAATTGATGTTAACATTAACGTCTGAACCGACTGCTAATCCCATTGAATTTTTATGGAAAGCGTAACATTTTCTAACTACTGAATCTGCAGTTAAAAGATTACTTACTACCACTCTAAATCCAAATATATTCGGGATGTAACCACTTGTTAACGCTTGGTTAGTAATTACACCTGAATCAGATGAAACTAACGTAGTGTCAGTCAAGATGTCTGTAAGAGCCGCTGGTGAAATAACCAAAGTTCTGTCACTTGAAGGTACAGATAGACTGTTTAAAGCCTCGTGTACTTCTAGTAAAGCCGCTTTGTTTAAACCATTTGCTCCTTGAGAAGTTGTTTTGATGTTTGTTGGAGTACCGGCATCTAGAGCATCTACGATTGATTGGTCAGCCGCTCTTGCGAGTGCTCCACCAATTGCTTCTGCAAATGTTTGTCTCATATCGATGTTGGTCTTAATCTCATCAAGTGTTTGAATGTATTCACCTGCATGAAAGTTTGCCAAAGTCGCTGTGACTGTGGCATTCTGAGCAGTTGAACCAGTGTATGCACCTGGTGATGTTAAAGATTTAGAAGTATCCGACATTACGACGATATCTTCAAATCTTGCCTTGTTTTTAATCGAACCACCTTTTGTTAAAGTGTTAAATTTGTAAGTGCTTCCAGTTACATTTCTAACAACTCTAACAGAGTTAGTAAGATTTGATGTAAGTTGCTGATAAGCGTGTTTTACATCATCGGAAAACATAGTTGTAAATGCATTACTAACTGATGTTCCTGCGTTTGCTACTAAAGCCATGTTATTATTCCTCTCTTTAGTGTGTTGTTATTATAATTTAACGCTTTTGAATTGTGTTATATTTTGAATGGGCCTTTCGGTTGTCCTTCTTATACAACGTTCTAGAACTTGTATTTTACAGCAATACCAACTGTTTGTAATCTTGTACAACCAAAGTAGGCCTTACGGTTATCTACGCAACTATTTATAATTGATAAGGAAATCAGTATCTGTGTTGATTGTTATTTTTGGATAGTACTGTTTTATTTTTTCGAACGTGTGTTCGTATCTCCATTCAGGAACTTGATTGTGTTTAAGGCTAACGTTTGTGTCTGTATTGCCTCTGTATATTGAATCAGGACCTCCATCAAAACCAATAACATTGATCACTGTAAAACTTAACTGGGCCGCAAACACTATGGCTATCTCTCCTGTTAACCAACTGTTCATCCTGATGTATGGAAAACGTATCTCTCTCATATCCGGTATGGTTATTGTGCTGGTTTCTCTGTGTGCCCTAAACGACAGGAAAGGCAGATACACCTGCTTGATACCATCCTTGCTCATCTCTTCTAACACTCTCTTGTCCTTGGCCACTAACCAATCAGGCATAAAGTCTCGATATATTTGATTGCATCCAAACGTTGGGTGTTGTATCTTTGTAAGGTCGTATTTTTTACGACTTGCACCATTACCAATCACTGTGCATTCAGGCATTTGATTGATCCTCTTGTTCCCATTCTTCGTACATTATGTCTCTGCCCGATTTGTAGGTGTTCCAAAGGCCTGCTTGTTTATATCTTTCAATAATCTCTTTTCTGTCATAGCGTGGTTCATGTGAATTTTTTATTTTTTCAAATAAATCTTCTGGATGATAAAAAGTCGTGTCGTGCAGATCAAATGTTGTTGCACCTTTGTCAAACATTTCACAAATCAGTTTTGGTTCGTCGTCGTCTGGATACCAAACACTTGTTTGATTAAATTGTCCGCACATATTATTTGTAGATGAAAGGATCTTTTGCCTTTAACCTTTCAACTAATTTGCTGTGTTCTTCGTCATCGTCTTTTTTTAATTTGTCCATTGTGTTGTAGTATGCTGAATCCCACCAACTCAACTCATTGTTGTCAATTGTTTTGAATCCTTTGTCTCTGTCTATGTACTTGTAGTCTACTTTTTCTAGGTCAAACTGTGCCAACCAAGTGAATATGGTTTTAATTTTGAATTCTTTGCAAGAATAAACGTCCAATTGTATTAATGATGGTTCTAACCAACTGTGGAATGTTACGGAACTTGTATCTATAATAGCAACAGAACTGTATCCTTCATTGCCTTCCACATTGGACCATTCGGTGTGTGGACCCGACAATATGTTCATGTCAATGTTTTTTATTAAATTTTTTATTTCGTTGTTTAAATTTTCTCTATCTTTGAATAGAGGTGGTGAATTAACCTCTGCTCGTACCAATAGATGCTTGTGTACCAATTGAGGAGTCATTAAGAATGTTTTTTGATTACTCTTAATTTTAATGTAGTGGATGCACCTCTGTGTTTTTTGAATGTGCCTGTGTGCTTCATCAGTTTAGGACCCGTCTTGCTCTTCATGAAGTGAAATCCTTTGGGTGCTTTGATTGTTTTTTTCATTTTTTCTCCTATGTTATGTTGTTTTGGAACAGTACTTTCAACAATATTGTGAACATACCACCTATCAATGCTGTGCTGGATATCCAAACCACCAATTCCAAACGGTTGATACGTGCTAATAATCTGTTGATTGATTCTTGTGTCTGTTTCTGCATGATTCTGCAGAGTTTTTCGTGCTGGTCCATTCTGTAATGGGCCATTTTTGCTGAAGGTGTTTTTTTGCTAACGGGCACGTTTGGTTCTCCTTGTGGTTCTTACACGTTTCCTGCCGTAACGTCTCACCTTGCTTCGGCTCTTTGGACCCGACGAAGTTATGAAGGTCTTGTGTACTGATGTTCCTGCGTGTCTCAATCCCATTTTATCTGTGCCCAAGGCATTGCTCTGCCCTGGTGGTTCTTAACGACCTCTCCTGTTTCTAAACAGTTTGCTGACATCATTTTTTTGTATCCATTTCCGGATATCTTTCGACATATTACCAAACACGGTCGATACTCTTTTCCACCATGGTAATATTTTCGATGTGCAACGATCTGTCCATTTCTTGTTTTTATTCCTGCCATCGTCTGTGTCCTGTGTTTTCATATGCATATTTACGCGGCAGGTGTCAATTAGTATCTTTTAGTTTTTTTAGTTTTTTTTGCTGGTCTCTTCTTGCCGTAAGATCTTGTCTTTGACTTGCCGGCCTTCTTTGAACCATATTTTTTCATTCCTGGCATCTTATTTCTCCTTTGTTATGTATTTAATTCCTTTGTAATTTTTGTACACGTGTTTGAAGTGCTGTGCCCTCGTGCCTATGTAACAGTTGCTCCTGCTCCATGGTCGAGTGTTGTCTTTCCTGCACATCCACAATGCTTCCGTGTGCCTGCCCCTCCTGTGCCAGTTGCCCTTCCACAGTGATCGATAGTCATCCAGTGACAGTTTCCAAACCTCTCCACGAAATACTGCCTGTGCCTTGCTCCGTAGCATGGCCATATTCTGTGCCTTGACGACAGGGTCAGGCCCGTGTTTCCAAACGTGCGGTCTTGGACCGGTGCAGTGATTGAGGGTGTTGCCCACAGGCTTGTCATAACGACCGGTCCTGTAGCCTTCACGAAGTGTGCGTGATATCGCTTCGCGATGAGCGAGCGAGATTGTTTTTTTTTTGCGTTCTGCAAAAATTTGTGTTTCCATATTTTTTTTCTCCTTTTGCATATAAGTTATTTATGCTGGGCACGGTAAAGGAAAAAGATTCTGCACGGTGGTGCGTTCTTGAGCAAATTTTTTTTTGAGTTTTTTTAGAATGGAACGGACCGGAGAAGCAAATGGCACTATGCTATGATCCGTTCCACTGTGGGATCCGTGTCCACGTCATGATATGGCACATCGGATGTGAACCTAGGATCCCTATGGTATTTAATCTGGGTCAACAGAATGGGTTAAGTTAAAAAGGAGGTTGTGGAAAATGGAACTTACTATGTATGTCCACCCACCTGTTTTTTTGTGGCCCCCTTTGCATGATGACCCCATTTTACCAGCACCATCTGAACTTTTGTAAAGGTCCACAGGCCCACGGCATCTGACCGTGAGCACCACATCTAGATGGTAAACACGGTGCGGCACCGTTGCAATATAATAATATCCATAGGCCCATTGGTCTGACCGTTGCATCACTCTGACTCACATTGGGGAAGGAAGATGGTAAAACAGGGTTTGGTATGGTAAGGTATGGTAAGGTCGCTTGGAACCATTGTGACCATTGTGCCGAATCTGACTCACATTGGCCATATCCTGACTCACATTGGGGCAGAGGGGGCCATCTTTACCGTTTTAAAGGTAGGCTGTGAATCATATGTAGGCAGACTGTACGGAGTGCATCATACGACTGTTAAATTACCACTCTATCTGATACTATCAAATGCAATCAACCTAAACCCACCGAAACTGCAAATTGAGTTAACAACCAGTATACAATCACTAATGCGGTTATCCACGGTATCATACGACTGTTAATTCCACCGGTGATCGATGTTACAATTACTTGACTCATCATCGTACAACTCGAAATCACCACCTAACTCAATAAAATAATCATCCTGAAGGCTGTTGATCACGTCTATTTGATTATGATCTGATTCTGCATCAATTCCATATTCCGCTTTGGCTTTTGCAACGGCCAACTCCCAGGCCTTATCCATTATATCCTGTTGTGTATCCATACGACTGTTATTTCTCTAATTGATCTTTTAGTACTAAACGATCAATATGGCTTACGGAAGCCATATCACTACCAGAATCATCCCGATCACGTACTACAACCTTCCTTTTAGGGTTATCCGGGTATAGAGCATCTTTTATCTGTTGATGTAGGTCGTTTTTATTATCATATTTCTCCTCTTTTACCGTATCACCATCTATACGCTCCTCCCAGTCGTAATCCGAATCGTAATCCCTGTATTCCTTCCAGTGATAACACATATCAGCGGTTAAGGGTTTAGTTGGCTCGCGGAACCTTTCGTCCATATACTCGTTCCATTTCTGTTGTGCATCATCTTTATCTTTAGCGATGATGGAATAGTTTGTTTCTCTGATGTAATGCTTACGGGTGTTGACGTTGTACAGTTTTAACATCCCCATTGCGGCCGCTGTTTGCATTTTGTTTTTACGGGTCATAGTTGCTCCTTTTATGTTTGACGCTCCTGACGATATGCTCCGGCATCGTTACCACGTAACCATTGGTAATATGCTGTTTTATCTGTATCGCGTAGTTGCGTTATTAGTTGTTGTTGTGTTTGTGCATCTGTAGTAGCGGCATCAATTGAGTCTATCAATGCTTGTGTTTCTGCCTTTACCATTGCACGGAATCCAGCGGGTGTTCGGGTAATTGTGTATGCACGTTGCTCTTTTACCATCTTTCGATGCTGTTGCTTGTCCATATCAACAGGGTCATCGCTCCACACATAATCACCCAGGTACGGGTTTGCACTCCAGCAGTTGGCACATCTACAGTCCCATTTACCAGTTTTGTGATTGTAGCGTCGGGGGAACAGTCGTGTAAATTGCAACGGCTCCTGACCACGTTTTACCACACTACGGGTTTGTAGCGAACTACCCCACCCCATCGTCTTTACCATTTTGCGACTTGTTGTAGTCGCTTGATTCATCCAACCATTCATCACACGTTGGCTGTTTATCGCTGTTAAACACCATCTGATTCAACAGTCGCTCCATATCTATGTGAAGATCCACTTCTTTATCTTTTTTGGTTTTACCACTCATCTATTTTACCAGCCTTTCCCATATTAGGTAATCGTCGGAATTAACATCCAACAATCCATTATTACCAGGTGCGGCACGTTTGGGGTCGTAGACCACATATCTGATTGCTCTATCGGCATCTGAATAGTACATTACCGCTCGTGTTGATTTGCGTTGCATATCGGCTCGTAGTCGCGGAAGCATCACATATTGTATGTAGGAATCACTTGCACGACTCAATTTACCAGCATCTACAAATGCTAACTGTGTTTGTGTTTGTGTTTGTGTTTGCATATAGGCTCCTTTTTACCATTTACTAACGTTAAACTTCTTTTAATTGTAGCACGATTCGGCAATAAGGTCAAGTCAAAACCAGGCAATTTACCAGTTTTACCACTTTTACCAGCGGGTATTACCATCAGTCTTTTTGGCTTCATATCGGCTCCTTTTAATTACAGAACGCGGCTTTACTATATGGTATTACCACGCTCTGTATCGTTGATAACGATGTTACATCGGCATATTATCTGCTGACGGCTATCAAAACAGACTTTATGCTTTTGTAACTTCATTATAACACACTATTTTGGTAAAGTCAATTGATTATTGCATTTAGATTACCATATGAGGCATTTAGATTACCAGCAATTTTTAAGAAGCGATGGTAAAAGTAGCAGAAATAGTAGCAGAAATGGTAAT